CTGAACCAGATACAAGAGCGTCAAGATCCTCGTCGAATGAGTACTGAATAGTTTCTTCTGTTTCTTCATCGAGAATCTCTCCTTCAACTTCGGTTTCCTCAGGAAGTTTTGCCGAAGCATCTGAGGGCTTAGTTGAAGGTGCTGCTGCTTTTTTCATTTTTGCAGCAACTTTTTTGCCGATTGACTCGGTATCATCAGGTTTGCCTGACGTTGGTGTTGGACCACCAATCTCTTCTGCTTCGTTGTGTAGATCGGATCCTTCAGCGGGTTTTGCACCCTTGGTTACTGCATTAGTACCCTCATCTAGATCCATGCTTGAAATATCTTCTGACATTTGAATTGTCTCCTGTCTATTTTACGGGGAATTTCGTGTAATTATTTATATATTAAAAATATTATAAACCTCTGAGGAACGCGGCAAATGCCTTTACCTTGCGTTCTTGGAGATCAAAACGAGTTGCCTCGTCAATGGTTTTCTTAAGATTGTTGATTTCAACTTCTCTTAACATACCACTTTCCCAAACCCACTCTTTACCTTCCATGATTCCCTCAACGAAAGCATCAGGAGCAGAAGGGTCAGCTACGATATCCGCAGCAGTGGCGAGCATGAAATCCTCACCAACATAATTGACACCATCTTTAACTGTTAGAGATCCTAGACCTCTGGAAGAAACACCGAGTTTTACACCCTCATCAAGTAAGTTTTTTGCAATTTTACCCATTGGAGTTTCCAATAGTTTTGCCTTACCGATGAAATTGTTTCCTTCTCTTTTTAGGGAAAGAATTTTGTGAGAAACACGATCAAGATTAATGGTAGGACCATCGGGATGACCGAGTTCTCCGAGAGCTCTGCCTGTGCCAACAAAGTTCTCATTATATTTAGCAACTTCACGCTCAAGGATATTTACGGGATAATTTCTACCATTGCGGTTTGTAATATCTCCCTGTAGAAAAATACCCTCAATGAAATGAGTCTTCTTACCATCTTTTTCTTCGGTAAGAACTTGAATCTCTTCAATATTCTCCGTAATTAGTTTCATCATTCCTCTTCCTCTGATACCTCTTTATTGAAAATGTTTTGTGCTACTTCAACTTTTCTTTGTTGAATTGCGTCAAATGCTTTTGACTGCAGAACGTCACTTACAAGATCAATTGTTTGAGCGTTGTTTTTTGCAAAAATACTATCGAAAATTTCTGTAGACATGATAATAAATAAACTCCTTATCTAATTATTTAGAATTCTGCTTTTTTCAGGTCTTTTGGATCTGGTTCAACTCCACCATCTCCCATTGTTGGTGGACCTGTTTCCTCGGGAGGGATTGCATTAGGATCCATTGCTGCATTAGGATCCATAGCAGCATTGGGATCCATAGAAGGATCCATCATTGCATTCGGATCCATGATCTTACCTTCTTCCATTTCTTTTTCAATTTGCTTATCAATATCCTTAAATTCCTCTTCGGACTGCTTAAGAATATTGCGGCGGATTTGTTCAATGGAGAAATACTTACCAACAAAAGGATCCATGGTTGCAACGAGATTCATTCTCTCGTTCATCATCTCCATGTTCTTGAGTTCGTTGAAGTAGTTGTCAGCAACGAAATCATACTGAATATGATTTTTAATTTGATCCCAATCTTCAAGAGTAATTACACCCTTAAGAAGAAGTTGCGTCTTAAGAATATCTTGGAATAGATCTGAGAAACGCTTGCGAAGACGATTGATAAACTTCTGGAACTTGAGTTCGTCTCTCGTGATTTCAGTTGAACGACCAATATTAAAAGTCGTTTCAGTTTCTAATCTTGATGAAGGAACGTTTAGTGCTTTGTAGAGTTTCTTTTGGAAATACTTGACATCCTCCAGTTCTCCAAGATTTTGACCACCAGGGAGAGTAGAAATTTCCGTTCCTCTACCACCCTCACGACGAGGAAGCCAAAAGTCCTCAAGCATCGACATAAATTTGCGATCATCTTTGATCTCTCCAGTATTCGCATCATAAACTAGTTTATTTCTATAGCGAGACATAACCTCTCTGAGATATTGCTCTGCCTTAATCTTAGGAAGATTACCAACATCAATATAGAAAATTCTACGTTCTGGTGCTCTTGAAAGTCTGTAGATAACCAGTGAGTCTTCGATCATTCTTAACTGGTTAACTGCTTTAATCGCTTTATGTAAATGCGAAAGCACCATGTTCTTATTCATATCAAAGATACCAGAATGCACAAAAGTAATTGCATCTGTAGCAATTTTGATACCCTGAGTGTCACCAGCCTTCAAACCCTTTCCGTTGTAGATAAAATACTCAACCGTTTTTTGCATGAACGCTTGAGATGGATTTGTTGGATCTACTCTTTCTGGTCTATTTTCAATTTCAATTACTTTACGGATTTTTCTTGGATCAACGTAACGTAATTCGATAATTCCTTCAGCAGGATCTTTTGGATCGATAACTTTGTGATAGAATAGTCTTCCATCAACATACCAACGACGGAAGATCTCATAAGATTTATTTTCAAAGTCTAAAAGTTCTAGAACATAATCAAATTCTTCACGAATAAGTTTTTTAACTTTTTCGCTAACACCTTTAATATTTTCTAAATTTATTGAAACTGGAACATCATTGTAACTACCGCAGATAGTTTCATTAACAACATCATCTACAGCAGAATCGCATTCTGGTTGAAGAATCATATCTCTGTAACGAGTGATCATTTCCCACTCGTTTTTTACAGCTCCGTCAATATCGACATAGTAACCGTAATGACCACCAGCAGCAATCGGAGTTGCTCCGTCCTGATTGTCTTTCTGCACAAAAGAAGGCCCTTTCGGAACCTTCTTTGCTCTCTCTATGGAGTATCCAAATAATTGAGACATTCTAAAAACCTATAGTAGCAAAGATTCCTTTGCTACTATTTATCAACTTTTAAATCATGCGTTAGATTGTACGCTACCTTCTACAGCGTCGGTTCCATCAATATCAACTTCGGTTTCACCTGCAATTGGTTTCCAATACTGAACTTGTAGTTCTACAGTGAACTCTTCGATTGCATCATTAGATCCGAAATCTAGATCGATTGAAGAAACGTTTGATGGCCAGCAGTCATAGAACTTATATGATCTTACTGCATTTCCTCTTCTATCTAGTTGAGTAACTTGCATGTCCTTCATATAATTTAGATATGAAGGTGAACCAGTTACTCCTCCACTATAATCAATAAGGGTAGCATTTTCATCATAAAGTTGAATTGCTTCCATCCACTTTTCAAACCAAGCTCTTAGTCTAAATCCAGTGTCATTATGAATAGTGATTGTCCAAGGTTCAAATGTTCTATCACCAGCAATCTTGAGCATTCTTCCTCTAAAAGGAACTTCGATTACACCAATGGTAGATGCAGGAATTTGTGCTGCCTTCACAATAAAACCACCAAGGGTTCTAATTGACTGCACACTCTCAGTATCATCAGCACCAGCAGCAGTAGCTACTGCGGCAGGGAAATCGATATCAACCTGGAATAGATTAGGTCTTGCATAATCATAATTAGAATATGATTTGAAAGAAGTGATTCTTCCTCTTACGTTACTAGTTGCCATTGTTTTTTATCCTCCGTTTTTTAATATGTTATTCAAGAATTACGATGCAACCTCTTCAAAGGCAACTCCAGTTCTGGTTGCAATGAAGGAGATAGTAATGTAGTTAATCGTTCTTGTTGGCTTGAGGTAGATCTCAGCATAGAACTCTCCTCTATCGACCGAATCAGGAGGATTGTTTGAATCATCACACTTAACGAGGAAATCAGTAACACCTCTTCTACCTTGAACGTTTCTTAAATATGGTTCTACAAAGTTTCTAAACTGCGATCTGCTAGTTTCATCATTCTGACCGAATAATAGTGCCTTAGCAGCAGTACCAATTACTTTCTCAATTACTAAGAATAAACGACGAACGTTAATTCTGTCAAAAGCGGAGGCATATCCAAGAGCAGTCTTGTCACCAAATAGAACGATTCCTTGACCAGGGAAAGAAACAACTGGATTTACTCTTTCTGTATAAAGAGAATCTCTTTGTGCTTTATTTGGAGAATATGCTAGTTTGATTGCATTTCTTAGAACTCCTCTTTGGAATCCTGCTGGTGAATACCAAGCATCAACATCTCTAGCAGTTGAGAGACATAGACCTGCCATGTCACCATTGCAAGGAATATAACGATATACATCGTTATAGACATCGTAGATATACTTATATCCACTGTCAAATGCAGCATAAGAAGTGCTTGGGAACTTAGCAAAGTAATTTGCAATGCTGCTTGTAGCAACATCAGAATCAGAAACTCCAATGACATGAGTTCTAATTGGAGAGAAGAACGTCATGCAATCTTTTCTTGAATGTACAAGAGATAAGATTAAGTTTGCTTTTGTTAGTGCTTCCAATTCATCATCTCCCATAGCACCTGGGATAAAGAAGTCAATATCTTCTGCTTCAGCATCAGCAAATA